GCTTTAGATGCTGATGGAATATCAGTAGCAGCAGGAGTTGGAAATAACGCAGCACTTACTATAGGTGGTGCGTTAGCTTCAGGTGGTGCGGTTGCTCTCAGTCATGGAAGGATTGTAACAATTCTTTCTGCTGGGAATGATGCAGCTAAATCATTTACTGTAGTAGGTACTGATGTTAATGGAGACTCTCAAACAGAATCCATTACAGGTGCTAATGCAGGTACAGCCACTGGAACTAAATTCTTTTTAACTATTGCTTCAATAACAGCTGTTGGTAATCCAGCAGGTAATGTCTCAGCAGGAGTTAATGCTTCAGCAGCAGATGTTGTATTTGCAGGTAGAAGTAGACTTAAAGGAATTTATCTAACAAGTACAGCTACAGCAGGTACTGTTGATTTCTTAAGAACTTCTCCTAGCGGAACAAGTATTTTAGGATTGAGTTCTGTTGGTGATGCAGATGCTACAAGAGACGTGGTTATACCAGACGAAGGAGTATTATTTACTGATGGTATTTACGTTGAATACACAGTATCAACATTTTTAACCATGACAGTCTTTCATGCTTAAAAATGGTTAGCAGACAAAAACCTATTAGAAGAACTACTAAGGGTAAATCTGCGAACTACCGCCCCACCAAAAGTGGGGCAGGTATGACTAAGAAGGGAGTTGCAGCTCATAAGCGTGCAAACCCTGGATCAAAATTAAAAACAGCAGTTACTGGATCAGTCAAGAAAGGAAGTGCAGCAGCTAAAAGAAGGAAGTCTTACTGTGCAAGATCAGCAGGACAAATGAAGAAGTTTCCTAAAGCAGCTAAAGATCCTAACTCAAGACTAAGACAGGCACGAAAGCGTTGGAAATGTTAAATGGCTAAAGCAAAAAGTAAAGGTAAGATATGTCCATCGGGTAAAGCCTGGGCTAAAAGAACTTTTGATGTATACCCTTCTGCGTATGCAAACTTAGCTGCATCTAAATATTGTAAAGATCCCAACTACGCTAAAAAATCTAAAGCAAAGAAAATGAAGAACGGCGGACTTGTTGGTGGCGGAAGACAAGCTAGACAAGATAGGCGAATATAATGGGACAGCTTGCACAATGGTTGAAGGAAGAGTGGGTTGATATATCACGCAAGAAAGATGGTAAACATCCTAAGTGTGGCAGGAAGACAGCTGGTAAAGGTAAGTATCCTAAGTGTGTTCCAAAAGCTAAAGCAGCCAGTATGAGTTCATCGCAAAAGAAGAGTGCAGTGAAGAGAAAAAGAGCAGCAGGGAACAAAGGCCCTAAGCCTACCAATGTTAGAACATTTAAAAATGGTGGTTTTATAGCTAAAGGCTGTGGTAAAGTAATGAATAACAGAAGAAAAGTAACTACAATTAGTTAATACAAAGGAGAAGAATATGCCAATGGGAAAAGGAACATACGGAAGTAAAGTAGGTAGACCTCTGGAAAAGGAACATACGGAAATAAAGTAGGCAGACCTCCTATGAAAACTAAAAAGAAAAAAACTAAGTCTAAGAAAAAGAAATAGGTATTTATAAATGAAAGGCGTTAAACATTATAAAAGAGATGGTACTGAACACAAAGGTAGTTCTCACAAAATGGCTAATGGTACTTTACATACAAATAAATCACATACTAAAACCAGTGTTAAGTTATTCCATTTAAAAGATTTAAGTAAGTCAGCCAAGAAAAAAGCTACATTAAAAAAAGGAAAGTAAATGACAACATCTAGTAGCACAGACTTTGAACCAGATGTAACTGAGTTTATAGAGGAAGCCTTTGAGAGATGCGGCCTAGAGCTTAGAACTGGTTATGATCTAAAGACAGCAAAAAGATCTATTAATATTATGTTAGCCGAATGGGCTAATCGTGGTCTTAATCAATGGACTATAGAACAAACAACTCAAACAGTTACCGAAGGTACTAATCAATATACTTTAAACTCTAATGTTATTGACATACTAGACTGTTCTATAAGAAGAAATACTGATGGAGCTAATCTTGACTTACAAATGTCGAAGATCAGCAGAAGTGAATACTTAAACATTCCAGCTAAATCTACCAAGTCCAGACCATCTCAGTTCTTTCTTGATAAACAAATAAGCCCTGTATTAAATATATGGCCAACTCCAGAAAACTCTACAGATATTTTAGTATTTAATAAACTAGTGAGGATGGATGATGCTGATACCGCCACAAATACAATGGATATGCCTTTTAGGTTTTTTCCTTGTTTCGCTGCTGGTCTTGCTTATTACATAGCTATTAAGAAAGCACCAGAAAGAGTTACTATGTTAAAGCAAATGTACGAAGATGAATTTGAAAGAGCTTTGTCTCAAGACGAAGACACTTCTTCTTTTAGGATTGCACCCTTTCTAAGACACGGATACTAAAATGGCTTACGCCTCTGGTAAATTTGCAAGAGCTCTTTGCGACAGATGTGGGTTTGAATATAAACTTGCTCAACTAAGAGAAGAATGGAATGGTTTAAAAACATGTAGAGATTGTTTTGAATCTAAACATCCACAGCTTGAGCCGTTACCACATATATCAGACTCAGAGGCTTTGTATAAGCCTAGACCTAATAATGATTTTGAATTAGGACAAGGAGCTGTTTATACAAACAGCGGTAATGATAATGTTTCTATGACAGATGATCCTGTAGGATCTAAAATATTAGGATATGAAATGACAGGTTCTATTGGCGAGGTTACAATAACAGTATGACATTAGCAGAGTTAAAAACATTAATCCAAAACTACGTTCAAAACGAAGAGACCACTTTTGTTGCTACTCTTGATGACATGATCAAGAATACAGAAGAAAGATTGTTTGAACTAATACAGTTTGATTTATTTAGAAAGAACGTAACAGGTGACTTAACAACTGGAGTTACTTATCTAACAGCACCATCAGATTTTCATCTGAGTTTTTCATTAGCTGTTATAGACGGGAGTGGTGACTATCATTACCTAGACAAGAAACATACAAGTTTTATAAGAGAGCATACCCCCGACCCTACAGATACAACACTAAGAGGATTGCCACAATACTACGCAGACTTTGATAAAGAACTTTCTACTGGTGCAGACAACGGATCTACATTAATTGTAGCCCCAGTTCCAGATGCTAATTATTCAGTAGAGTTGCACTATTTATACAAACCAAATAGTTTAGTTAATGAAACAACAGGAACATGGTTATCAAAGAATGCTAGAAACGCATTGTTATATGGCTGTCTGTATGAGGCATACACTTTTATGAAAGGTGACGCTGATCTATTATCTTTATATGAAAATAGATTTCAGCAAGAAACTGCAAGGTTAAAAAATAAAGCGGAGGCAAGAGGAAGGAAGGACGAGTATCGTTACGACTCAATCAGAAATACCACCACTTAAGGAGAGAGAAGATGGAGAGAGTAAAAAGCCTAGAAGGTAAGACTATAGCTATTGTCGGTCTTGGCAAAAGCTGGTTTGAATATTGTTTAGCAAAATCACATGGAGTCCACTTCGATGAAGTATGGGCTATCAACTCTGTTGGTTCTGTTATATTTCACGATAGAGTGTTTATGATGGATCCTGCAAGTAGATTCTTTGATAGCGATAATGCGGGAGATCAGACAGATAGCATAGTTAAAATGCTAGAAGATCATAAAGGGCCTATCTATACTTGTGAGCTAGATGAACGTGCACCAGGTTTAGTTGAATACCCAATACATGAAATACTAAAAGATACCGATTGTTATTACTTAAATAATACAGTCTCATACGCAGTAGCTTTTGCTTTGTGGAACAAAGTAGGAACTATAAAGATGTTCGGTATTGATTTTTCTTATCAAGGTAACTTACATTTTGCAGAATCGGGAAGAGCCTCTGTAGAATTTTGGTTAGGTAAATGTATGAATGACGGCATTCAAGTTGAGGTAGCATCATCAAGTGGATTGCTAGATACCTGTGTACCTGTGGATGACAAGTTATACGGATACCACAGATTAGATGATCCTTTGGTTGTATCAGTAGATCAAGGCGGTTCTTTGTATGCTACTAAAAAAAGCAATCTAAACAATGTTAAAAAAGAAACTGAATACAAACTAGCAGACAGATACGATTCACATTTAGGAGAGCCAAAGCAATGGTAGATCATATTACACCAGAGGGAATTCCAGCATTAGGATTAGTAGAAATAGCTACAACAAAGTTCGGCGGCCACCCTCCAGAGTTTTGGGCAAAGCAATTAACAGAAAAAATAGTAGGTGTTTCAGACGATAATGAAAGACATATACAAGATCAAGCTAGAGCCTATAAAGATTTAATTTACCAAGTATGTTTGATATATATTAAAAATGCTTTAAAATCTTATAAGGCTACCTTAATACAAGATTTATCTAAAGGAGGTAGTGAGGATTTGGCAAAAATAATTAAAGGTATTTAATATGGCAATAACATCAACATTAACAACTAGCTTTAAAAAAGAACTTTTAGAAGCTAAACATAATTTTTTAGCATCAGGAGGCAACTCTTTTAAACTAGCTTTGTATACAAGTTCAGCCACATTAGGTGCGGCAACAACTGCTTTTACTACTACAGGTCAAGCTAGTGGTACTAACTATACTTCAGGTGGATCAGCCTTAACTAATGTAAATCCAACAAGTGCTGGTACTACAGGTTTTACTGATTTTGCTGATTTAACTTTTAGTACAGCTACAATTACTGCTAGAGGTTGTATGATTTATAATGATACAAACGCTGACAGATCAGTAGCAGCTATAGACTTTGGTGGAGATAAGACTTCTACCTCAGGCGATTTTACTATCGTGTTTCCAGCAGCAGCAGCAAGTACGGCGATTATAAGAATAGCGTAAAATGGCTCAACTACTAAGTGGTTGGGGTCGAGCTGGTTTTGGTGAACTAGCGTTTGGCGAAGGAACCATACCAGTAACGCTTACTGCACCAGGTGCAGGAACCGCAGGAGCTCCAGTTGCAGGCGTAAATGCCCAAGCAATTGCTTCTATAGCAGGAGCAGTTGGAACAGTCGGTAGTCTTTCAGTAGCGGTAGATGGCGAAGCTATTGTTACTCTCACAGGTTCTGGAACGGTAGGCACCAGTGCTCTAGGCACTGCAACAACAATATCAAATAACAATTTATCAGTCACAGGATTTCAAGCAACGACAGCAGTTGGCTCTGTTGTTCTAAACTGCCAGAGTAATGTTACACTTGTAGGACAAGAATTAACTAGCTCTTTAGGAGTAATTTTAGTTTGGTCACGTATTGATGAAAACCAAACTCCAAACTATACTAGTATTACAGGCACTCAAACTCCAGCTTGGATTGAAGTGGCTTAACAAGAGGAAAAAAAAATGGCATCAACATACGTAAACGATTTAAGACTTGAGGAAATGGCAACTGGTGATCAGTCAGGATCATGGGGAACTACAACAAATACCAACCTTGAACTTATAGCAGAGGCCTTGGGTTATGGAACAGAAGGCATAACTACTAATGCAGACACTCATACTACTACAGTAGCAGATGGAGCTACTGATCCTGGAAGATCAATGTACATTGAATACACAGGAACACTAGACTCAGCCTGTACTATTACAATTGCCCCCAACACTCTTAACAGAATGCACTTTATCGAAAATGGTACCAGCGGATCTCAGAATATAATTATTTCCCAAGGCAGTGGAGCTAACATCACTATTCCTCCAGGAGATGTAAAAGCAGTTTATTTAGACGGAGCAGGAAGTGGTGCAGCAGTAGTTGACGCTTTTGCTAGTCTTAGCGTAGTAGATCTTAAAGTACAAGATGATCTTACAGTAACCGATGATGTTGCTATAGGTGGAGACGCAGCAGTAACAGGTGCCGTAACTGGTGGAACTATTAATGGCGTAGGTATTATTTCTAATATCACTAACTTCTCTAATGGTATTCTTATTAGTCAAGATGGTGGTACAGGTACTTTATCTACAGCTTCTAATAACACAGGTTTAGGTTTTGAAGTTTTTGATGACCTTACAACGGGTGACAATAATACAGTAGTAGGTAGTTTAGCTTTAACAGTAAACACTACAGGTGGTTCAAATACAGCTGTTGGTAAAGATGCTCTTGGCTCAAACACAACAGCAGATAACAATACAGCAGTGGGTTATGGAGCTTTAAGAGATAACACAACAGGTGCTGCTAATACAGCATTTGGTTACCTAGGATTAGAAGAAAACACTACAGGTGCTAATAACACAGCAGTTGGTTTTCAAGCTTTAGAAGAAAATACTACAGCAGCTAACAATACTGCTGTTGGTTATTACGCTTTAAGAAAAAACACTACAGGTACGCAAAACGTAGCTATGGGTACTGAATCCTTAGACGCAAACACAACAGGCGACCAAAATACTGCAATCGGTTTAGGTGCATTAGGTGCAAATACTACAGCAGATAATAATACGGCTGTTGGTAGAGCATCTTTAGCTGCTAACACTACAGGTGCAAGTAATACCGCAGTTGGTAGTAATACTTTATTAGCTAATACTACAGGTGCTAACAATACAGCAGTTGGTTTTGAATCTTTAGATGCAAACACGACAGGTGCTGATAATGTTGCGGTTGGTTATGCTGCTTTAGGAGTAAATACAACAGGTGCTGATAATGTTGCTGTTGGTAAACAAGCATTAGATGCAAATACTACAGGTTCTTTTAATACAGCGTTGGGAGATAGAGCTTTAACTACTAATACTACAGCAGGTGGAAATGTAGGAATTGGTGCAGATTCATTGTTTGCAAACACCACAGGAGCAGGTAATACTGCTATAGGTGCTGATTCACTAAAAGCAAACACTACTGCTGCTAATAATACAGCAGTTGGTAAGGCAGCTTTAGGAGCAAACACTACAGGTACAAAAAACGTATCTGTGGGTGCCACAGCTCTAGATGCTAATACCACAGGTGCTAGTAATACTGCTTTAGGCTTTGAATCTTTAACTGCTAATGTTGCAGGAAGCAAGTCTGTGGGTGTTGGTACAGGGTCTTTAAGCGACCAAAACCCTTCTAGTGCCACTGATATGTTTAATACAGCAGTTGGATTTAACGCAGGTGCATCAGTAACCACAGGCGTTAAAAACACCCTCATGGGTGGTCTAGCTGGTGATGCAACTACGACAGCAAATGAAAATACAGCAGTTGGTTATCATTCATTAGGTACAAATTCAACAGGTGCGGATAATGTTGCTTTAGGTGCTTTTTCATTATTTAGTAGCACAACAGCTTCATTTAATACTTCTGTTGGTAGTAGTGCTATGGAGACTAATACCACAGGTGCTAACAACACAGCATTAGGTGCGTCTGCTTTAGCAGCAAACACTACAGGCTCTGAAAATACAGCAGTCGGTCAAATTGCTATGGATGCTAATACTACTGGTAGTGCTAATGTTGCTATCGGTCAGTCTGCTTTTGGAACAAATACAACGGGTAGCTCTAATGTAGCTATTGGTGTAGATGCTTTAAATGCTAACACAACAGCATCAAACAACACAGCAGTTGGTAAATCAGCTTTAGTAGCAAACACAACAGGTACAGGTGGTACAGCAGTTGGTGCTTTATCTTTAGACGCTGTCACAACAGGTAACTACAATACTGGTGTAGGCTTTACTTCTGGTAGTAAAATAACAACAGGAACAAGAAATGTTGCTTTAGGTGCTTTTGCAAACCAAGAAGGTACAACAGGTGATGATAATACTTATGTAGGTTATGCAGCAGGTGCATCTACTACCACAGCCTCAGAAAATACGGCAGTTGGTAAGGCAGCTTTAACCGCAAACACTACAGGTGCTTTAAACACAGCAGTTGGTTTTAATGCTTTAGATGCAAATACAACAGGTGATGACAATGTTGCAATAGGCAGGTCTGCATTGACTACTAATACTACAGCAGATAATAATACGGCTGTTGGTGGTTCATCTTTAGAAGTAAACACTACAGGTGATAGAAATGTAGCAGTTGGTAAGGATTCTTCAAAAGCTAACACTACAGGAGCAGCGAATACAGCTCTTGGTTATCAAGCTCTGATTGCTAATACTACAGCAAATAGTAATACAGCAGTAGGTGCTTTTTCTTTAGATGCTAATACAACTGGTACTGATAATGTTGCTGTTGGTAGTAATGCTTTAAGTGGAAACACTACAGCAGATAACAATGTAGCTGTTGGCGTTAGTGCTTTGATAGCAAACACGACAGCTGCAAATAATACAGCAGTTGGTACAGCATCGATGGCTTCAAACACTACGGGTGCAAGTAATTCAGCAGTTGGAAATAATGCTTTAGGAGCAAACACTACAGGTGGTGGTAATGTAGCTATAGGTTTTAATGCATTAGACGCTAATACTTCAGCTAGTTCAAACACAGCAGTAGGTGAAGCGGCTTTAGGCTCAACAACAACTGGTGCTAGAAATACAGCAGTTGGTGCAGAAGGTTTGGATTCACTAACTACAGGCTCTGATAATGTTTCTTGTGGTTATTCCAATGATGTTGATTCTGGTGACGCAGCTTCAAGACTTGGTTTTGGTAAAGGTTTAACTCTTGCAACAAATAACCAAGTAAAAATAGGAGTAGGAAGCACCTTTATTACTAATACATTTACTTCAAACGCTACTTGGGCTCATAGCTCAGACGAAAGACTAAAAGAAAACATAGAAATAGACAGCCTTGGGTTATCTTTTGTTAATGAATTAAGACCAGTAACTTATAACTGGAAAAAACAAGTTGATGTACCCGAAGAAATAAGAGGAAATAAAGAAAAAGATACCGACATAAAACAACATGGTATGTTAGCTCAAGAAGTAAAAGCAGCACTTGATAAAGTTGGTGTAAATACTTTTGCAGGTTGGGCTGAAGAAAAGGATGGAACACAGATGATATCAGAAGCTATGTTTGTATTTCCACTTATCAAAGCAGTCCAAGAACTGTCTACTCAAGTAGGCGAATTACAATCGGAGCTAAAAGCTCTAAAAGGAGAATAGAATGGCACAAACAGTAACAGAATGTTTAACAAGTGGAACAGATAGCGTAACGCTTATCAATAGTATTAATACAGACGCTTCAGCAGAATTACAGTGTGATGGAATGACACAAGCAGAAATTAATGAACTAGTACAAAGAAATGTAGACCATTTATCTTTAATACTTTTATACGCACCAGTAGACGCTAGTGACGATACTCCAGACGTAGCAGGAGCAGCAGGTAGTAAAAAAACTACACATGTTGCAGCCGTTACAACTGGAACGAATTACATCGCAGCTAACTAAGTTTATAAACCAACACACTAAGAAGTGTGCATAAAACCATAGGAGAGAATATGGAAAACAAAGAAGAGAATGGAGTATTTATAGATGGAACAGAACTTAAAGAATCTGATATGACAGATAGACAGAAGTATATGTCTCGTCAGGTTCAAGACTTGATGAACAAAAAAGCTAGAATGGAATTTGAGTTAGATCAGATTGTAGCTAGTTTAGATGTATTTCAAAGAGCTCTAATACAAACTACTAAAGAAGTAGCAGATAAAGTGTTAGATAAAACCAAGGCCCCTAAGGAGGATTGATTATGATAGATATGATTATGTGGATTACCACAATAGTAACCGTTGCTTCAATAGTAGCAGCTTCAACACCAACGCCTAAAGACGATGAATGGATCGGTAAGCTTTATAAGTTTATAGATCTTCTTGCTTTAAACATAGGCAAGGCTAAAGAGAAGTAGTATGAATTTTATTAAAAAGTTTTGGAATAACTTAACTGGAACTGAAGAAGTAATAGTAAGATCCAGAACTAAGAAAGGTAAATTTGTAGCAGATGATAAGTCTACTCCAGATGTTAATGAAGCTTATACAACTAAAAGAGTTAAGAGAAAAAGTAAATCAACCAAAATAACTACTGACAATATAGGCGAATAGCAATGTATGAGTATAGTTGTAAGGTTGATAGAGTCGTTGATGGCGATACTATTGATGTTGTCTTGGATCTTGGCTTTGATATTCTTTACCGCTGTAGGGTACGCCTTTACGGTATTGATACTCCAGAATCCAGGACAAGAGATAAAGATGAAAAGGTTAGAGGAAAACTAGCTTCAGCATTTTTAAAAGACTCTGTTAAGAAAGGAAAGAAAGTTATTATTGAAACTAAACTAAAAGACTCTAAGGGTAAATTTGGTAGAGTGTTAGGTAATGTTATCGTTGATGGCTTAAATCTAAATCAAGTTATGATAGATAACTTCTTAGCAGTAGCTTACTTCGGTCAGTCTAAGGACGACATAGAAGAAGAGCATTTAGTTAACAGACAAAAATTAATAGATCTAGGTAAGTTTACTCCAGTAAAATAATGGATTCAGCAGTACAGCTTATAACTGAACTTGGATTCCCCATAGCCGCAGCTCTAGGATTAGGTGCTTTTGTATGGAAGCTTATCAACAGGATCATTGATGGCATGGAAGTTAAGGTAGATGTCTTAGACGAAAAGCTAGGGACAATTATCAATTCCATGGAAGGCAGACTAGGTGGCAAACTTGACAGTCAGCATGGTATTTTAGTAGCATTGATAGACAGGGTTAGGTCTTTAGATAACGAAATCATAAGACAAGACACTATGATTAAAACTATTTTAGGCGTTCCACAGTTAATTAACATTGATAAGATCGCTAAGGCGGACAGAGATGACCAAAGGAAAGACTGACAAGGATAAGGAAGAAGCGGCAAAAGTAAGAATATTTGCTTTTCTAGTTTTTGCTTTTGGTATTATGATGGCTTTTATAATAGCTCAAAACGCTCAAGCGGATCAGATTACACACAAGTTTAAATCTCCTTCATTCAATGGAATGAATACTTCTAGTCACTATCTTACTATTGAGAACCAAGAGTTTAATAGAAGAAAGACTATTAAAGACGAGATCAAGGCCGCCTTAGAAGAGGCTGAGAGAGACAAAGAAAACTCTACAGTTCAGAGGTTTCTAAGAAACTTTGAGAGTCGTGTATACGCTGAATTAAGCAGGCAGTTAATTGCTAATCTGTTTGGTGAAACACCGCAAACAAGTGGAACTATAACCCTAGAAGGTAATACAATAGTTTACAGTTCAGACGGAACATATCTAACTTTAACCATAACCGAAGCCGATGGAACAATTACCACTATCAAGATTCCTCTGGGCTCCTTTACTTTTTAGTATATCTAGCTGCTCAATCCTTGATCAGTATGAAGATACTATAGATCAAAGACACAAAGCAGGTGATGTAGTAAAGATAAGTGATCTTCAATCAAAAGAATTAAAGAATGTAAAGATACCTGTTAGTAGGCCTATAGTAGCGGTATACCCAACATCATTCACAGATCAAACAGGACAACGTAAAAGTAATAGTTCGTTTGCTTTGTTCTCTACAGCTATAACCCAGTCTCCAAATGCACTATTAATAAGGGCCTTAAAGCACGCAGGAGATGGTCAATTCTTTAGAGTGGTTGAAAGAATTGGCTTAGATAATCTAGTAAAAGAAAGACAGCTAATTAGATCGGCAAGAGAAAAGTTTGCAAAAGACGATGAAAGCAAAAATGTTCCGCCCCTGCTTTTTGCTGGTATATTGCTAGAAGGTGCTGTAATAAGTTATGATAGTAACTTGACCACGGGTGGGATGGGTGCTAGGTATCTAGGAATAGGAACAAGCATTCAGTACAGAGAAGACAACATAACAGTTAGCCTCCGTATGGTATCAGTGGCAACTGGTGAAATACTTATAGAAGTATTAACACAAAAGACAGTTTTTAGTTACGGTAAATCAGAAGACGTATTTAGGTTCATCGAAGCAAATACAGAGTTAGTTGAGATTGAGTTAGGTAACTCAAACAATGAATCAGCAACGATAGCTTTAATGAAAGCTATAGAGGCTGCCGTATTAGAAATTATAAATATCGGTTACGATAGGAGCTTTTGGAATGAACAAATTGAAATTAAAGAGCCTGATTGT